AAACTTTCCTAAAGCGACTTGGTACTCACCTTATTCTCCAAAGACAATTGTCAATTGGTGCTCAAATGATTATTTGGGAATGGGACAAAACAAGTATGTAATTGACGCAATGCAAACCGCGTTACTGAAGACAGGGAGTGGTAGTGGTGGTACTCGTAATATTGGCGGTACCTCTCATTATCATGTTACACTCGAAAATGTAATTGCTAAGTTACATCAAAAAGAAAGCGGTCTATTATTTACTTCTGCTTACGTAGCAAATGAATGGGCGTTAATTGCTCTATCTCGTATCGTTCCTAATATATGTTTCGTTTCAGATAACAAGAATCACGCCTCAATGATTATGGGAATGAAACACAGCAGAGCAGAGAAACGTGTTTGGGAACATAATGATATGTCATCATTAGAAGCCTGTCTTATTTCTGCGGCTGCAGCTGAGTTAACACCATGTATTGTATTTGAATCTGTTTATAGTATGGATGGAGATGTTGCGCCTATCAAAGAAATTTGTGACTTAGCAGATAAATATAACGCAATGACATATATTGACGAAGTACATGCAGTTGGTCTCTATGGAGATACAGGCGCAGGCTATTGTGAAAAGCTTGGCTTACAAGATAGAGTAGATATTATAAATGGAACATTAGGAAAGGCTTTTGGTTGCCACGGTGGTTATATTGCCGGCGACAGTATTGTGCTTGATGCTATTCGAAGCGTAGCAAGTGGATTTATATTTACAACAAGTATGAGTCCTGTAATGGCAGCAGGAGCAATTGCTTCTATTCGTTATTTAATAGATCACAAAGAATTGAGAGAACTACATCAAGAACGAGCTCAAACATTAAGAGAATTATTAGCAGATAACAATATAGAAATACACCCAAACAGCTGCACTCATATATTACCAGTCATGGTTCGAGATGCAAAGAAATGTAAACAAATGTCTGACAGGCTATTAAACGAACATGGATTATATGTACAACCTATTAATTACCCAACAGTCGATGTGGGTAAAGAGCGGCTTAGAGTTACACCTACACCACATCACACTAATTGTATGATGGAAGATTTGGTCGCAGGATTACTGGAAACGTTTAAATACGTTCACTAATATTATGAAAATGAAATGGTTAACCCTCGGAACATCCCTTACTCTTGCTGCCACGGCGGCTTATTTTAGTATCGTCGGATTAATGACGATCTTCAGTGGAGCTGCCATCGGTATCGCTATTATGGCAACAGTATTAGAATTCGGTAAATTAGTATCCGCAGCATGGTTACATTACGAATGGGATCGAATTAATAATTTGGTTCGTGGATACTTTACATTCGCCGTCGTTGTGTTAATGCTAATAACAAGTATGGGTATATTTGGATTCTTATCTAAAGCGCATATTGATTCTGCTTTAACTGGAGATACATATTCTCTCGAAGCAAGTATCATTGATACAAGAATCTCCGCAGAACAATCCAAACTTAAAGCCGCACAAGATAGAATCGAAGGATTAGATTATGTATTACAGACTTCACAACCTAAAGATCGTAACTATGTGAACGGCCGCCAAACAGAAGAAAGAAATAATTTAGCAATAACTATTGACAATGCAGTAGATAGTATTGTAAAATATAACGAACAGAAGTTACCAATACAGAGACTTCAGTTAGAACAAGAATCAGAACTTGGGCCAGTAAAATATATCGCTGATATGATATATAAATCTAATGCTAAAGAATATTATGACAATGCTGTTAGATGGATTATACTTATAATTATATTTGTGTTTGATCCTTTGGCAATAATGTTATTAATTGTAAGCACGGCAGCCTTTAAACGCGAACGTGAAACTCCAGCTAAACCATTAGTTGATAACAGTCAAGTAATGAACATGGAGATAAAAGAAAAAGAAAGCGACTGCTTATCTGTTGAAATAAAAGAAAATGCAAGTGGGTTGGTTAAGACAGGTTTAACCACTACATTAAAACGAAGGAAAATACAATGAGCATTGAAATGTTAGGAGACCAAGTATTAATTGCTGCGGTCAAAAAAGAAGAAAGGACGGCCGGTGGTATTATACTATCAGCTGATGTTAAAAAGACAGCATCAGAGCCTGGTGTGGTTCTATCAGTTGGTTCAGATGCAAACGGTAAACTAAAAACTGGTGATAAAGTGTTCTTAGATTGGAATGAAGCTTTACCAGTAGAAATTGAAGGTCAACAAGCTGTCATTATTAGCTCAGAATATATTAAGGCGATTATAACATGAATACGAAAAAATTAATGTGGGGTGGATTAGGTTTCCTTTCATTGGGTGTTGCTTATATTGGAGTTATCCTACCGGGTATTCCTTTTAGCATTCCTGCTGTATTTGCGGCTTATTGTTTCGCAAAGAGTTCAGATAGAATGCACAGCTGGTTGTATAGCCATAAATTGTTTGGGCCGTTTTTAACTAACTGGGAAACTAAGAAAGTGTTTCCACAGAAAGCAAAATATATGATGGTTGGATTTATGTTGTTCGCATTAACATTGATGTGGTTCACAACAGGCAATCCAAAAGCAATGCTGTACTCTGGTATCTTTATGGCATTAGGCGCTGCGTGGGGTTGGAGATATCCTTCAACACCAGAAGAATACGATCGTCGTAAAGAAGCAGGCGAGAAAATTGGTTTATTTAAATAAATAGTATTATGGATGATTATAACGATAAACTTTTTAATGAAGGCGGCAACGTTGACTATCACAAGTGGTTACGTATGAACGCATTCATTAAAAAGTTGCATGATGAATTCTATATGGAGCAACTCAGAACAATGCATCTTGAACAAAGAGCATGGTTAGAAAGACGAAATGAAATGCTAGAAAATTTAGCTATCATTGACAACGTTGTTGATATGATGGATGATTATCCAGAAGCTGACTATATTATAAACAAAATTGTTCGTAGGTTAAATAATGATAAAAAATATTAAAATTAGTGAAGAAAAGAAAAAGTATATTTACGAAAGTCCTGATAAAGGCAAAACAGTTTTTGCTCGTGAATTTGGACAACCAATATCTGAGCGGAAACTAATTAAAGGGGGCGAAAGATGAAATGTGATTATGTAATAGTAGATACGATTTCAGTATTCAAACAGAGATACATTATACCTCGTGAAGAAGTTCAACGCTTTAATGAAGAAATAAAGTTAACAGATAAGCTTGCAAGGCAATTGGCCCAGGAATCTGTGGAATCAGAAGAAGTAAAAGAGTTTTCTCAAAGATGGTTAGGTGAAACAGTTACTAACGTCGATTTTGCCGATACAGAAAAAGTACTGCGATTATTCAAAGAAGATAATGAGGTGTTAGGGGAAAAGTGGTCTACCGCTGATCAGCTTGATTATATCAATGACTGGAAAGACAAAACACTAAAGAGATGATCTACATCTATGGTACAAAAGGCTGTCAGTTTTGTGATAAGGCAAAGAAGACAGCAAATGATATGTATGGTGAGTATAAATTCTTTGACATTGGACTAACTTTATATTATAATAAGCTAAAAGAATTAAATGTAAGTACAAATGTATTACCTCAAATATTTGAGGATGATCGGTATATCGGTACTTTTTACCACTTTGTAAAGGAGTGTCAATTGAAAATGAGTGGAGACTGTTGAATATAATGTTAGCTGATCGAATTAATAAAATTTGTGTTATATTAGGTAATGGAGAATCACGTTTAGGGGTTAACTATCGTGAAAAATACCCAGGCGCCTTTGTGTATGGTTGTAATGGGGCTTATAAAGAAAGACCTGATGTTTTAGTTTGTAGTGACATTTATATGCAACACCTTATTTACAAAACTGGATATTGTAAAGACAATCTTTGTTACTTTAGTGAATGGGCACCAATACCTTCAGGCGCCGCTGAACATATCATATCTGCTTTAAAAGGAGAGGGTTTACCAGTCATTCAGAATACAAGAGATACCACATACGGTTTATCAAGAACTCAAGCAGTCATATCTGGTTGCACCGGCGCAAATTATGTTACTTGGGTTGACGATGAAGATATGGTCAAGTCAATGGAACAGATGGAAATAAGTTCTGGTTCAAGAGCGTTATTAATAGCTTGTGAATCAGGATGGTTTAAAGAAATCATTCTATTAGGATTTGATGGAATGAACTCGTCAAATGTATATCAGAACGATGAAGGATACGAAAGATCTACTCCTCGCAATGAGTGGGTTCAAGAACGGCAAGATATCATGGATAAGTTTCCGGATATAAAATTTAATGTTGTATAATATGTTGGCACCAGTGCCTATGGTGAAGTCATAAATACAACGTGGTTTGGGCGAAACACTAAATAGGAAGTATAACAATGTATGAGTATAAAACAAATTTAATTAAAGTCGTTGATGGAGATACTGTTGATGTCGACATCGATCTTGGCTTTGGAATCTGGCTGAGGAACGAAAGAGTTCGTATCATGGGAATTGATACACCAGAAAGTAGAACAAGCGACAACGTAGAAAAGCTATTCGGTAAAGCTGCAAGTCGTCGATTAAAAGAATTATTAGGTAAATCACCAGTATTGAAAACTCAGGTTGCTCCAGATGGCGTAGATATGAAAGGCAAGTTTGGTCGTATCCTTGGAGACTTCGATGTATATTGTCCGACAACTGATGCATGGCGTCCTGTTACTACAGTGATGTCAGAAGAAGGTCATTGTGTACCTTACTTCGGTGGATCTAAAGAAGATACTCAAGCACAACACATGTTGAATCGAGCAAAGCTTTTAGAGAACGGTTGTGTAGATCAGAAGGCGTACGATAAAGAAATCGCCAAACAAGAAAAAGCTTCTCCTAAAAACTGAGGTATTTTATATTATGGCAACGAAAAATGATGTTACAGGAGATACCTTGAAAAGCAGGGTATCAAATAAGAATTATAACGATGGCTGGGACCGCATTTTTGGTAATAAGAACCAAAAAGAAAAACAACAAGACGTGACTGAGTTGAATGGCGATGGAAACCGAGAACGCGGCCGTTATGGTGAAGATTTATCACAAAAATAGTAAATAATGGTTGACATTCATAAAGAACTATGGTATAATGGTTGTATAAATTGAATAAAGGAATACATTATGAGTAGAATGAAGTCATTAATTGAAGAAGCTAGTCGTATTGCCACTCAGATCAACAATGATAGATTGTGTGGAATTGTCCCTGAATCAGACCTCACAGTGCGGTTGACAGAGGTCACCGACCTGATGATGGATATTTGCATTGGGGGAGATCCAGATGCCATGATGGAGGAAGATGATGATGGCATTCAGTGCTACATCAATGGCAAGCCAGTAACTAGCGAAGAGTTTATAGGTTCGTATCGATGAGTAAACCTTGGGATATAATAAAAGTACTTGAGTCCGATAACAGTCGTCTGTTTAAGGAAGATTGTCTAAGTCGATATATTGTCAAAGATCAGACGTTGTATAATCCAATGTTGGTTAAAGGTTTGGTGTATGGTTTAGATTCAATGATTACCTTTGGAATCGCAGATATTCCTGAAGCTTCTTATGATTCAAACAATAGTAAAGGTCTACTTGACACTGACTTTTATGTCCTTGCAGATAAATTGAAGAATCGTGAATTAACTGGGCATGCTGCTCGTGACGCA